TCTGTATCCCATACGGAATGCTTGTCCCTGAAACGCCGAAAGGCTTCTAAGGAAGTGACACTTATTCGATACATAACTATTGCTTTTTGAATGTAATAGCATAAGATGTGGTAGATGAACGCGCAGGCGGGAATATTGTATATATCTCACCGGTTTCTTCATCTATTTCCGTTTTATTGGTATTTACAAGCTTAAGAAAACTTTCACGTTGCTTTATTTTTTCGTCCACTTCTTTCTTTTCCTTGTTCAGTTTATCCCAAATAATGTCATTGCATCCTGCAAAATCATATTTCACAGATGTCTCTTTTACTTGAACAACAGCTCCTTTGTATGACGGGGTTTCGCCTTTTCCGTATTTTTCCGTTTCCTTGATTACCGCTTCTCTTATATCATTGTCTTTCAAAAACAGAGATATGGATTCACTGATACTTTTCATTTGAATAACAGCTTCTATGGCGCTTATTTCTCCGTCAAGTACTTTTTGGATAAAAAGGGAAGCTAATTGTTCCTGCTCTGATTTTGTAGCCGGAATCTTGCTAATTGATAATTCTTTACTCATGGCAGATTATTATTAATTCTGTATTGTTCGTAATTGGCAGATATGATATTTATATCTTCTTGGGAAACCTTATAACTTTCATTTATAAGGTTTACGAGCGAAAGTCGTTTGCCTTCATTTTTGGCTTTAGTCAAATATTTATATATCCACTCCATCAGCTTCTCGTCGTTAAGCAGTTCTTTGTTAAGCAACTTTCGATTGTCTGTAACAGGTGCCGCTTGCGTGCTTGTCTGGATGTATTTTGTCGAATCTTTATCCCAATAAACATCAGCCCCCATTCCTAATGCTTTGCAAGCCACTGATATGGCGTCCGTTAAGGCCATTTTAAAGCATTCATCCGATGTATAGAGGCCGTTTTTTTCATTTGTCACAAACGAAGAACCGCCGACGCCCTGTATAGCCTCGCTCCATTCCCCGTTCATTTTTACAAAGAGGTTTATGTGAACAAAACTGGATATTACTCCGTTGCCGCCATTTTCGTTCCACATCCGGATAATTTCATATTTCCATCCGAAACCGCACACTCCAAATTCTTCGGTAAGCATTTTTATGCGCCACATAGGGTTTATATCAGACATACCTTTTAATCTTCCCGCAGCAATACTTTTTATCGCTTCTTTGGGAACTTTTCTGACACGGTTGTATAAATCTAAGTTATTCTCCATAATGTTGATAATTTAGCAACGTCTTGATAATCCCTGACTAACACAAAGCATCATCCTTTCATCTTCGAGTTCATCAGGCGTGTAGTCATATTGACTGCATTCGAGTTCCGTGCGCAACTCCTCGATGTCTTCTTCTATAAGCTGAATGATTTCTTCTTTTGAGGAATACCCATACTTGGGAAGATAGTCCAAATCGCAGGCTTTTACCTCGTTCAGTTCTTTGTACAGTTCTTCCAGTTCGTCTTTCATCGTCTTATGTTTTTAAACCGCCCGCACAAGGTTAAAGGGAAACGGTACGCACTTCGCTTCTCTCACGGCTTTTAGTGCGGTAGTAGCACTGACCTTTTCTGCGGCTGGAATAGGTCAAACCTCTATGATTTCAAAATTTCCTTTTTTGATATATATCTTATGGCTATGGTAATCTTTGACTATTGCATAACCGGATTGAGGTCGGACATTACCTGTACAATCCTCTACGTAGGAATTGCCGTAGGCTTTCACCGTTGCACTGCCGCAGGCTTCCACCGTTGCACTGCCGTAGGCTTCCACCGTTGCACTGTCGTAGGCTTCCACCGTTGCACTGCCGTAGGCTTCCACCGTTGCACTGTCGTAGGCTTTCACCGTTGCACTGCCGCAGGCTTCCACCGTTGCACTGTCGTAGGCTTTCACCGTTGCACTGTCGTAGGCTTTCACCGTTGCACTGCCGTAGGCTTCCACCGTTGCACTGCCGCAGGCAAATGAGGCTGTACTAACTACATGGGTATTCCTGGTATAAATACCGGCTTCCGATAACTCCTCTTCCGTGAAGTTGTCTTCCAGGTATTTGGCATCGACAATCTTTGCACTCCTCAAAACCCAAAACCAATTTTCAGTAATGGCTTTTAACAGGTCGGATTTTGTATCACTTCTTAATCCCATTGCATAGCCGGCTTGACATGCACCAGCATTTTTGGCGCGGATTAATAGTTCTTCTTTTAATTCTTCAAATGTTTTCATATAATTGTTATTAATGGGTTTTCAAATAAAAACCGGGCTATCTTCACAGACCGCCCGGCTACGACTAAACAAATACTTCATCTATAGTCTGGAATGCAATAACGCATGTCCTAACTCCGAAGGAAAGCCTCTATTCTCACGAACGGGGGCTTACCATGTCTGAAAACAAGGTTCGTGAATGAACCAAATACCAACATTGTATATTTTCTACAGTTTTGCTCCCGTGAGCGTTCCGATGGTAGCCTTACTACTCTCAAACATCTATTGAGAGCCACGGGAATTATTTATTCTATTTTTTTGAACCGTTTATACCACGGCGAGCTGTTATGATACTCTATATCTCCTTCCAGTTCTTTCACCCTTCTGTTAAGAGCATTAATCATATCTTCCACTCCTTCCGGAAGGTCATTTTGGGAATATATCCAATAGTAATATGATGACTTACAGCCCAGATAGGAACTACTAAATATTTTCTGTTTCACCACGCCATATACATCTTTTTTCAAGGCGGATACTAATTTGGTTAACGATTCACTGTCAATTGTATATTTACCGTTTATTTCATATGAATCCGGCATTTCTCCATTGACAATCTGAACATTGTCAATGTAAAAGGAAAGGTTCTTTCCGTCAAAAGTAACTTCTCTGTCTCTCATATTAATTTCAATATTAAGTGCTCCCTTCAACGCAACAATACGTGTTTGGCTTTTCAGCGTGCCCGAATTTGACGGGAAGGGAGTATCGCTATTTCCTTATCACTACCGCCATTGTACTTATAGATGTCCCACTTTCCTTGAATTCTCCGGCGCCGATTTCAAATACTTCTCCATGTACCTCTTCCAACCAGTTGCGAAAATCAACACATTTCTTTTCCGAAGCAATTTTCCAATGAGAGCTGGTAATGGCTGCGAGCGTTCCACCTTTTTCCAAAAGCTTATACATAATCCTCACATGCTCTATATCCTGA